CCATGAGGGTACGCTCGTTAATCTTATCTTTTTCGAGCTGAGCGAACACGGCGAGAAATCCGATCATAGCGCGACCGAGTGGTGTATTAGTCGAAAAATTCTCGGTCATAGATACAAAGTCCGTATTATTTGTAAGGAATACTTTTTCAATTAGATAAAGCGTGTCAAACTGAGAACGGCTAAGTCGATCCAATTTGTAAACGACTACGGTATCGATCTTACCGTCCTCTACGTCCTTAATCATTTCGTTAAGACCTGGACGATCCATATTACCGCCGGAGTAACCGGGATCTACGTAAACCTTAACGATACTCCAACCCATAGCCTCGGCGTATTTCTTTAACCGGTCGGTTTGCTCTCCGATCGAGTATCCCTCTACTTGCTCCTGGGACGATACCCTTACATAAAGCGCTACTCTTAACACGTTTCTAGCTTTCATCATTTCTAAATCCATTTTCCAACAACTCCCTTTTTATTTTCCCCGGGGAGGTGTGATATAATTCTATTGTCAAGGTTTAACCTCTTGCCGGGGGTTAACTTGGTACGCCGTCTCGGTCCTATCGAGGCGGTTTTTTTCGTGTGAAAATAGCAAATATAACAAAATAACAAAAAAATCTCTAACTCCTTATATATTTTATTTTTATATACTATATATACTATTATTTATATTTTTCTTAAGAGTAGAGAAAAAAATAATAATTATGTTATATATGATAAGAAATCCTTTATTTATGCGGGTTTCCTCATAACAAAATGTATAACAAAATGGTAACAAAAACTGGTTTTCGTTATAGTTTTTGTTATATTTCGACCTCGAAAAAATTTTTGAAAAAATGAGTTTTTGTTATAATGGTCGTTTTTGTTATGTTTTTGTTATGGTTTTTGTTATATTACGATTGACTCTTTTTAACCATTTCGAGGGAAATATCGATCCCGTTTACGATCGTATTTATTTCCTCTTTCTTTACTTTTTTACCCTCTAACAAAAGATCCTGGTAAGTGAGTAAACGCTTTTTAGTATCCTCGAGGATTTGGTCTACGTCTTTCGGTTCTTTTATTTCGATATCAAGAGGCATACCGTCGATAACGACTCTATAATCCAAAGGCTTAGTAACGATCTCTCCCTCCGCTAACGCGTCCGGACTAATGTTAAGAGCTTTACAGATCTTAAAGATCACGCCTACGCTCGAGTTATCGATACCGCGCTTAAGTACTCCGTCAAGGGTGGAATAAGGCATATCGATTTCGATTGTAAATTCTCTTATACTTTTGTATCTCTCCAGGATATATTTTTTTAATTTCTCCTCTTTAGTCATATATTTACACCTCCTTAGTGATTAGTATTATACTCCCGGGTTATCGCAATTTCAAGAATAAATTAACGAAATTTCGTAAATCTTTTTTGAAATTTTAAAATTCTATAAGTAAAAATAAATCTGAAAAGTGCTTAAAAAGCCTTTATTTATGCGGTTTTGACGATATTTAATAATCAAAATTTGCTCGAAAAAAATATTTTTCAAAAAATTAAAAATTGTTATTGACAATTCACGAAATTGGGTGTATATTCAAAATCGTGATTCACGTAATTGAGTGAATATTTGATTTTATGTGAATTGATTCACAGATTAGAGAGGAGGTTTTATATGTATCGAAACGTATTAGCGGAAATGAAACGCCAGGGATTAACCGGCGGAAACATGGCGGAGGCTTTAGGAGTTACTCCGGGAACATGGTCTCAGAAAGTTAATGGTAATTATCCTTTTACTTTCCGCGAGGCGGTAAAGGTTAAGGAAGTCCTTAAAACGGACTTACCACTCGAGGAATTGTTTAAGGAATTTAAGGAGGGGGTTTAATGGTCTATCACGTTATGAAAGACGGATCCGTTAAAACTGATATTACCGGTCACGTCGTTAAAGTAAAGGACGCCGAACCGCTTTATCAGTTAATGGCTCAAATAAGCGGATCTACCATTAAACAAAAGAGAAAACGAGGTTAAGTATGGTAAAAGATTTTTTTAAATTGGTATCTCTCCTCCTGGTATTTGGTGGAGTAGTGGTAATCCTGGGAACCGCGGGAGCGTCGGATCTCGGGACGATCGGTTTAAATGAAATGATGATCCGAGGAATTATCGGACTCGGTTTAAGCCTGGTCGGGTATTTGGGTTTAAAGATTGGAGGTTTTGAACATGTCGAAATTGAGAGAGGGAACTAAGGTAGAGACGACAACCGGTTTAATCGGTACCGTAGAGGCGATTTACGATATGGGAACGGTCGTTTATTATATCGTAAAACTAGAGGAGGACGGATCCTTATATAAGTTTTTCGAGGATCAGCTTACCGAGGTCGAGGAAGAACCGGCGCCGGAAGAACCTACCGAGTCCGATAGTATTACAATCACTCGAGAGGAGTTTCAAGATAAGATTTCCGTTGTTATCGCGGATATACTCGCTACGGCGTATATAAAAGGCGATAGGTTACTCTATACCGCATTAAGAAGTATCTCTCCGTTTATTTGTGTAAATACCGAGTACGCTCTTTTCGGAGAACCGAGGGAGGAGGCGTAGTAATTGCCTAAAATGTTTTTAACGTGCGATTGGTGCGGTAAAGAATATACCACCTATCGACGCGGGAAATATCATAGTTTTTGCTCTATCGAATGTAGACGAGACGGAGCTAAACTCGTAGGCGAAAGCATGGACGCGGAAACTCGAAAGCGAGCCGGAGAGAGACTTACTTATTATAATAAGAATGTTTTTAATCACGGCGAGTATAGAGAACGTCAAGCGGAAAGCCTTAGAGGTCGAGGCGAGGGAAAAGGATATACCAAAGTTAACGGCGTACACGAACATAGAACCATAGCGGAGACAATTCTTGGTAGACCGTTAGAACCTGGAGAAATCGTCCACCATATCGACGGAAATAAACTTAACAATGATCCGGACAATTTGAAAGTAATGACTCAATCGGAGCATATCCGAGAGCATTTACACCGAGGAGGTGGTCGACTTGCTCAAACTGTTTAGACACCAGGAGATCGCGCTTTCCTATATGCGATCAAATAATTTTTTCGCTCTATTCATGGAGCAAGGTTAAGGAACCGGTAAGACTATCCCTACACTATGTAGAGTTTTGGACCTTGCTAAGTCCGGCAATATCGAAACGGCTTTAGTAGTCGCTCCGAAATCCGCGCTCGGATCCTGGGAGAGAGATATAGAGCTTTTCGAGGAATTGGATCGAGAAATCCTCCGGTCGGTAATTACTCTCGTAAATTATGATAAGGTTTGGAGAGGCGAGGAGAAAAGTCCTTACTATAAAAAATACGGTTGTATCATTTTAGACGAGGCTCATAACATAAAAAACCGTACAAGTCAACGTTCTAAGTTTTTACTTAAAATCGCGACAAAAGCGGACTATCGATACATATTAACCGGGACTCCAATAAGTAACGGTCAGCTCGAAAACATTTGGTCTTTATATTGTTTCCTGGATCCGTACATAGAACGCGGACGGGTATACTCGAGGATCTTTAAAGAGTACCTGGAGGAGAACGCCTCCGGAGAGTACCGAGGCTCTTATATGGAGTTTCAAGATCGTTATTGTATCCTCAATATGTACCACAAACCGACGAGCTATATTAACGTAAAGGAATTACAGAAGATCATAAACGAGCATAGTTACCGCGTTAAAAAGTCGGAATGTTTGGACTTACCGGATAAGTTACCGGACGAGGTAATTAACGTCGAGCTTAAGGAAAAGGCTCTCTATAAGAGAATGGTCGTCGAGAGTGCTTTACTAGAGTACGAGATCCTCGCGGAAAATCCACTCGTTCGAAATATCAAGCTCCGGCAATTATGCGGAGGATTTATTCAGAACGAGGACGAGTTAATCGAGGTTAAGTGCGAAAAGCTCGAGATCCTTAAGGAACTGATCGAAAGTTTCGAGGACGATAAAAAGCTCGTAATATTTGCGGAGTTTAAGTATTCGATCCGAAAGATATCGGAGCTACTCCAAAAAATGAAAATCCGGTTTGTTACCCTGGACGGGGAGCAAAAGGATAAAACGATTTGGAGGAAATTCCAGGCGGACGCAAAAATAAAAGTTATAGTCTGCCAGTATCAAACCGCGAACGCCGGTATCGATCTTTTCGCAAGTGATACGATCATTTATTACGAACCGACGCTCCGATCTCAGATCCTCGAGCAGAGTCGGGACCGTATCCATAGAACCGGACAAGTAAATAAATGTAGTTATATCCACCTCATAACAAAGGGTACGATCGAGGTAGATATTTATAGAGCGCTCGCCGGTTACTCGGATTTCAGCGAGAAACTATTCGTCGAATATATGAATAGTTACCGGAGGAGTTATAGTACCTAAATTTTTTTATCAGAGTTTACGCAATTTCGTAAACTTTTAGGAGGCGATAACGTGGGAATTTTATACGACTTTTACGCGAAAAACAAAAAGCGGTGTACGATGTGCGGTTGTATCATGCACAACGATAGCGAGTCGGATATATGCGAGATTTGCGTAGACGAGCTTTACGCGAGCGATCCGGGAAAGGAGGTAGATAATGAGCGCTACTAATAGAGGAACAAAAAGAAACGAGGCGGATTTTTACGCGACACCTTTAGAGACGGTTTACGCGTTACTTGATAATTACGTCGGTATATATCCGGAAGATACCATTCTCGAACCGTCCGCCGGTAACGGTAATATAATTCGAGCGTTAAGAAATAAAGGTTTTAATAATTGGATTGACGCGATCGAGTTAAGATATGAGGAGACGGAAAATTTAATGCTCGAGGCAAACCAGGTTTTTATAGAAGATTTTCTATCACTCGATAAAGAAAAATTTCAACGATACGACGTAATAATCGGAAATCCTCCGTATAGTCTCGCTAAGGAGTTTATCGATAAGAGCCTCGAGTTATTGGCTCCGGGCGGTCGGTTAATTTTCTTACTCCGGACTAATTTCTTAGAGAGTGCTAAGCGGTTCGCATGGTGGCAAGACACGCTCCCGAACCGGTTATACGTTCTCCATAAAAGACCGAGCTTTACCGGTAAAGGAACCGATGCGACCTCGTATAGTTGGTTCATATGGGAAAAATCACAGTATACTAAACAGTTTTTAAAAGATCAAGAAATTAAAGTTATTTAGGCGAGGTCGATTTTATGAAAATCTACATATTCGATATCGAGGTTACCGCCTACGATTGGATCGTAGTCCTTAAGAATATCGAGACGAAAGCCTATACCGTAATACATAACGATAATTACCACTTGCGCGAGTTTTTATCTCAACCGGATATCGTGATCGGAGGATTCAATAATAAACACTATGATAACTGGATCGTCCTTACGATGATTCTCGGAGGCTCTAACGTAGAGGTAAAAAAGCATAACGATTTTATTATCCAGGAAAAGCGGAGCGGGTGGGAGTTTCCTTTTATACAGTTTCAAAAGCTCCCGTTTAAGTCGTTCGATCTGAGAGACGATATCGCGGACGAGAATATCAGTTTAAAAGCGATCGAGGGAAATTTAAAGCTCCCGATCGTAGAGTCCTCGGTCCCGTTCGATATCGACCGACCTCTTAAACCGGAAGAACTGGAGGAAATGATCCGGTATTGTAAGTACGACGTAGACTCGACCGAAAAGCTCTATTACGAGCGTAAGGCGGATTATATCGACGCGAAATTATTAGTCGGAGAAATGTACGGCGTACCGCCGGAGGAGGCGCTCGGTTTAACTAATGCGAAATTATCCGCTCGAGTCCTGGAGGCGAAAGCGGTCAAGCGAAACGACGAGAGGGATTACGTAATCCCGGACAATATCGATATAAAAAAGATCCCTAAGATCGTACTCGATTTCTTTATGCAGATCCGAGATAAAACGATCCCGGACGCGAAATTATTCGGTGCCGGTAAAGGATCTAAGGGCGAAACCTTAAAGTTATGGATCGAGACTAAGGTCGGTAAGTGTCCGGTTACGTTCGCCTGGGGAGGCGTACACGGCGCGAAACCTTGTGTAACCGTAGAGGAAACCGCGGATCGTGTGATCGTTAACCAGGACGTCGGATCTCTTTATCCCAACTCGATGATAAATTTCGGGTATTGCTCTCGGTCGATGAAAGATCCGGAGGCTTACGTAAAACTCGTTAAAAAGCGACTCGGTTATAAAAAAGCCGGGGACAAAATGAGAGCGAACGCCTTAAAGCTCGTAGTAAATACCGTTTACGGAGC